GGACTTCTCTTCCATCGCGATGTTCTTGCCGATGGATTTGCGGCTGTAACCTTTTGTCAGAGGCATGGTGCTATCCCATTGTCAAAGGTGAAGGGGGGCGAGTTTCCCCGCCCCCGATGCTATCAGATCAGGGAACCTGATTAAACAGCATGATGCCCGACATTTCAGGCTGCTTGTTCACAACACCGAAGAAGGTATCCATACGATACTTCGTGATGGCGGTGTTGATGTCGTAGAACTTCTGCATCACCAGTTCGATGCCCTGATCGGTGGTGCCACGCATCACGTCAACGCCAGCGTTGGTCGGGATTGCGTAACGGCCCGGCAGGATTTCCAGAGCGTCTTTCTGCCAGAACACGTTGATGTCGGCAGCGTCCACGTTCAGGATGGTGACGGTCGAACCGTTGGCCGGGGTGGCCGAGACGTTCTTGTACTGCAGTTCAGCATCGGTGCCGCCCTGAGCCGAGATGATCGGCGGGGAGATGACAACGGTGTTGTTGCCTGCAGTGCCGCCACCCGAGGTGATCGAGATGATGCGGAACGTCTTGGCCTGGCCAGTGTCGCCCTTGGTGATGTGGTGCAACGCGTTGACGCTTGCCAACTTGAAGCAGTCACCAACACGCACAACAGCGCCAGCAGCCAACGTGATGTTGAGCGACTGGTAGCGGTTGTCCACGTTTGCGGTTTCACCCGTGCCTGCGGTCGAGGTTGCACGCGGGGTGTAGTACTGGTTCGCACCGTTGATGGTGATGTCACCGACCGGGGTGGTGTTCCCCAGGATGCGGTTGGCATAGTCCATCTTGTAGGTTTGGAAGCCAGCGACTTCACCGACGAACGAACGCTCATAGGCGGTGGTCGGCTTGCCCGTCATGGTCTGACGGCCAGCGAGATCCGACGCCATGCCGTTATACGAGCGCGAAGACAGCGCCAGATAACGGTCGAACATCTGCACGCCCTGCTCGTTGAACACGGCATCGCATTCGGCCACGTCCGAGTAACCGCCGGCAGAGCCGGAACGGGTCACGACGAGGGTGGACTGAGCAGCAGCCACGTTCATGATGGCGACGTTGATGTCCGAAGCAAGTTTCTGCTTTGCGGAGTCACCAAGGCGGCCTTCCTGAAGCTGGTCGCGCAGTTCCAGAGCGTCCAGAGCAAACGGCACGGTCTTGTTGAAGCCGAGCGTTGCCGGGACGGCAAGCTGGGTGAAGTCAACAAACTGAGCCGAGATGTCGGTGCGCGGGGCGCCGTTGATCGAGGTCGCAATGTAGGGCTGCGGACGCCAGATCACGTCGTTGGTGCGTTCCATCATCGAGCCGTCGGTGTTGTAAACCGACACGTTGCGCGACATTACCAAAGCGTCGTTGAAGCCCTCGAGGATGTTCTCGAACGCTACGCGCTCTTCTTTACTAAACGAGTTCGCCATTTTAGCGGTCCTTCATGTGTGGGGGTTAGCCCTTGGCCTTCTGCTTCTTATACTGGAAAACCTTGGAATAGTCGCCAGTCTTTTCTGCTTCAGACCGCAGGCGGTCTAGGGTGCTGTCAACCGCGCCAGACGGGCGGGCGGTGCCGCTGATCTTGCGCTCGGGTGACGATTGAGCCTTACGGTTCGAGATTTTCAACTGCGTCTCCAATTTCGCAACCGCGAAGGCGAACTTCACGGGATCTGTGATGGAAGCGATTTCCTTCGCCTTTTTCGGGTTCTTGCCCAGAGCATAAACGACCAGGGCCGGGTTGTCGGCGCCTTGCACGATCATGCCCTGCTGCATGACGCTGAGATTGTCTTGGACGACATCCTCGGCAAACTCGAAGTCACGCACCTTCAGGCCGGCCTTCGCCCCCTGATAGCTTTCCAGCTTGCGCTCCCATTCTTTCTGAACAGCTTGGTGCTCAGACTTTACGGCAGCCTCGCGCTCGTCATGCTGGCGCTTCTTCTCATACCACGCAGTAAGATCCTTCTCATATCGGTCAGTGTCGTAATCGGATTTCTCAAGCGTTGGCTTTGGTCCAAGGGGCGCGACCGCCTGTGTGTTCCGCTGTTCGACCTGCGCTAGACGCTGTTCGAGTTCCTTTGCGCGACGTTTTTCCTCACGATACTGCTTGCGAAGATCCCGGACCCAATCAGGGGCGCGGGCTTCCTCATCTTCCTCCGGGGCTGGCGCTTCCCCGTCAATCGAAATCACAACCTCTTCGTCTTCTGCTTCTGCCTCATCGCCTTCGGCCATCTCGGCCTCGTCAACTTCGGTTTCTTCAGTTTCGACTTCAAAGTCCTCTTCGATCTGTTCTGCCAATTCAGTCATGCGATCCTCGCGATTTTCTCACCCATTACATTGTGCGGCTGGGCGGTTGCCGCATTCCGGTGGCGACGGTCTCTTGCAGAGCCTTCGCCGTTTCCACGACGTTGGTGCGCTCTTTTTGCTGAATGCCAGCAAGCACCTCAACGGTCTTGGCGCGGGTCTCTTCCGCACGCGCCAAGGTGTATTCTGTATTGGCCTGAGCCTGGCCCGCTTTGGCCTGCGCTTCCATCGCGGCGGCCTCAAGGTAGAGCGCCTGCGGATCGGGTTGCGCCGCGGCCTGCATTTCGGCCAACAGCTTCTCGCCTTCCTGCTCGGTCGGCTGGATGACGCCCATCTTGATCAGCTTGTCGCGGAAGTACGCGCGCACCTCGCCGATGCCCTCGCCGTCCATGTTCATCATGGCCATCGAGGTCAGCACCTGCTGCGTCTCAGGATCTGGCGCGATCTGGATCATGCCCAACAGCGCGCGAACCGTGGCGCTGCGCTTGGTGGCCGAGGCCGGTCCGACATCGACAGCCACGTCAAACTTGGCATTGGACAGGTCGTTTTCGTATTCGACTTCGCCTGTCTTGGGGTTGAGCATCGGCTTGCCGATCTCAATGCTGGACAACTCACCGCCGAGGCCGACCGACTTCATCTTGCGGCCAGGCTCGACCACGATGTCACGCGCCATCGACAGCCAGACCTCACCGCAACGCTTCACGGCCTTGGACATGTTCGACATGTAGATAAAGGTCTGCATGTCCAGACGCTGCTGGATCAGTTCCACGGCCTTGCCGCTGATGTTGGAGACGACCTCCTCGGCAGCATCGGGCTTGCCAAGCAGATCGTTCATGTCCTGCTCAGTGATCTGCAACAGGCCAGCCAGCGCAGGAGGGATCTGCGGCGGCTTGGTGTAGCCGACCGGGCCGGCAAGCGTCTCACCGCCGTTGGCGTCGGTCACGGTGTTCAGAAGCAGGTAGGGATAGTTTTTAAGGTTGTCTTCGGACCACATCATTTCGTGGCCGGCCACCTGCTCGGGCGTAAAGATCGGCTTCTCAACGGTCGAAAGCGCGCTGATCTCGCCCAGCTTGGAAAGCTGCATGTTCTTCAGCCGCTGGGCGTCCTTGGCCAAGCGCACGTGGCCCATGCACCGCTCGACGTTGTCCACGAACCAACGCTTGCCGTAGACCGGGATGATCGGGATCTGGTCGCCGGCAATGTAGCCGCTGTCTTCCAGCACCTTGCTGCCGCTCATGATGTACTTGCGCACCTTGCGGCGCTTCACACGGCGCTGGCGGACCTCTTTGGTGCCGACAGCCTCAAGCATCGTTTCCAGTTCAGGATCCTGTTCGAAATCGCGCTCTGAATACTTTTCTTCCTGCCCGTCGAGGGTCTGGAAAATGCGGATCAGTTCCGACGCCTCTTCGACGCGGTAGACCTCGGCCACATAGACGACATCGGGTGTCGCCCAGTCAAACGCCACCTGTTCAATGCCCTTCGGCCAAGTGGTCGGGTCATCTTCCCAGACTTCGCGGTAAGCATCTGGCGTCATCGCCGTCAGCACATAGCACATGCGCGCGTCAGACTTGTCTTGGCGCTTGGCGTCCAGATCGAAGAACACGGTCGTATCCGCGTCGTAGATCGGCTCAATGCGGATGCGCTGCTTTTCGTTCTCTTCGTCGTACTCGTCTTCGTAGACAGCACGCAGGCGGAACGCACCGAAGCCACCGCCGACAGCCTCTTCGAAGGCGTTGTCGTAGGCCTCATTGGCGCCGCTGTCCTGCTCGTCAGAACGGAACAGGCCGTCGCACACGTCGGCCATCTTGTCGTCGTCGGTGCCGTCCTTGCTCACAAAATCAACGGTGATGCGGTTGTTGCGGTATTCGTTGATGATCCGCATGACGGACAGGTGAACCTTGTTCACCTCAAACTTTGGCTTGTTCAGATATTGCTCATAGAGGTTGCCCTCCCACTGCGCGCCCGAGATGGAGTAAAAGCGGCGATCCTCCAGGCACTGCAAACGCTCATCGCGCATGGTGGCCTGGATGGTGTCAAACTCTGACATCGCTTCGGCATGAACATTTGCAAGCCGCTGTTCTCTGGTCATGCGGGCCAAGTTGCGCGCCTTTCGCTGGATATTTGGGCCGAAGTATACGGCAGGTCGATCATAATATCAATCACCGTGCCATCGGCATGCTGACGGGGATCGTGCGGACTGATTTGGGCTTTGGCTTTGCGACCATTGCCGGGAACAGATCGGTCATGCCCCAGACCAAAGCGTCAACGCGGTCAGGCGAGTAGCCTTGGCCTTTGCGGTCGAAGTCTGTGGTGAAACTGCACATCTGATCCTCTAGAGCCGGGAAGGATTTTGCGTGCCGGATCTTGTTCTGCTCATATAGGGCCGCGATAGGCTCGGCCCGGATATGCTTGCCGCGCGATGCGTGAACCTTTCGCACCGGAATAGTGCGCCCTCGTGCGGCGGCCCTGATGATGGTCTCCACCAGATCGCCGCCTTGGTTGACTTCGGCCACGATGCAATCGGCCTCAAACTGGTCGAACAGCGAAACCGCGCGCCGCGCCCAGTCCTCTGGCCGATAGCGTCCGCTGTCATCTTCCAGCACATAGCCGCGCCCGGCTGCGTCACGTCCAACAACGATGATGCCAGTCTCGTCCGACCCGGCTTCGTTGGTTACTGCTGGGTCAAGCGCCACGATGATGCGCTCCAACTCGGGCGGATCTTCGTGCGTGATGTAGCTGCGCCGCCATAGCGCGTTGTCATCGTCGGCGGAGAATGTGCCATCATAGAAACGCCGGCGCTGGCGCTCTGGCATGTTGGCAAGGCTGCGCAGGTATTCCGGCGCGAGGTTTGCCACGTTGTCGGCTGGGTTGATGGTCGTGTGGCGGAAGTCCTCCGCATGGTCCGGGATCGGCTTGCTGTCCGACGGGTGAATGCCCTGCACAAAGATTTGGTAAGTCCAATGCGCCGCCGTGGTGGGGTTAAGGTCAACATACATGACCTGGCGCAGTGGCTTGCCGTTCACCTGCACGGCGACCTGAGCCAAGCGCGACTTGACCAGTTCGAAGGCATCAAGCGCGATTTGGCTGGCTTCGTTCAGGTAGATGGTCGCGTATTCCTTGCCCAGCACCTTGTCGAGGCGGTCACGGTCTTTGAGACCAGCCAGCCAGATTTGCGAACCGTTGGGCAATTCAAAGTAGCCGTCCTTGTCGCGCCACTTCATGGTCAGGCCGGGGAAGGCCAGCTCCACCACCTTGGGGATGGTTTCATTGCCGATAGATTGCTTCGCGTCCACGCCGTCGTTGCGGAAGATGGCGTGCCGCGATCCTGGCGCTTTGAGGGCGCGAATGATGATGGAGTAGATGATGACAAACGTCTTGCCAGAACGCGAACCGCCGTAGACCAGCATGTAACGCGCGCCCGTGGCGAAAATCGCCCGGACCTCTTTCTGCTTGTCGGTCAGGTCAAAGGTTGGCGTCATCGTCTTTGATGTTGACGTTGAAATTGGTCTGCTCAACTTCCAGCTTCTCACGCCAGCCTGCCCGCGTCTTCATCCAGAAGATCATGGCGGCGGTGTCGCCCTTGGTGGCCTTGTTGAACAGCGCACCGCCGACCGATGCGTTGGCGCGGGCTAGGGCTTGGTCCAGTTCCTCGCGGTAGTATTTTGTCAGCGTCTTGCCGTCTATGCCGAGGATGTCGGCAATGACGGCTTGAGGCGTGCCGATGGTCGCATGAAGCTGCACAAGCTGGCGGCTTTCCTTTGACGGTTCGTGCGGGTTGCGGCTCATGCTGCTTCCTTTTTATTCTTCGCCCAATGCAGCTTCATTGAGACTCGCTTGATCGTGCGCCGGACTGCGCCTTCGCTCAAAGCGCCTGAGATCAGGATTGCGTCAAGGATGCGCTCCAGTTCGTCGGCCTCCTCGTCTTGCAGTGTGATCGTTCTCATGCGCGGCCACCTGAGACGGTTTCAAATGTTTCTCCCGTGGCTTCCAGCGTTGCCTGCTGGCCCGTGAACTCCTGCCAGCGCTTGACGATCACGTCGCAGTATTTCGGGTCGAGTTCCATGAGGCGGGCGTTGCGGCCATGCTTTTCGCAAGCAATGGCTGTGGTTCCAGATCCGGCGAAGCTGTCGAGGACAAGGTCGCTGCCCTTGGTGTTGTTCAGCATCTGATATTCAAACAACTCAACAGGCTTCATGGTCGGATGTTCACCGTTGCGGGACGGACGATCAAACTCCAAGATCGTGGTTTGCTTCCGATCAGTGGCCCAAAGGTGTGCAGCGCCATCCTTCCAGCCGTAGAGGCAAGGTTCATGTTTCCAGTGATAGTCCTGACGCCCCATAACCATCGTCTGCTTTTTCCAAATCAAACACTGCCGAACGGTCCATCCTGCGTCCTTAGCAGCACCTCGGAAATTGTATCCCTCCGAGTCTGCGTGCCAAATGTAAAACACAGCGCCAGCCTTCATCACGGCATCGGCCGCAACATAAGCATCGCGCAAGAATTGCCTGAAACTGTCGTCGCCCATCTTGTCGTTCTTGATGGTCAGCGCGTCTTTTGTTTTGCCTTCATACGCCACGTTATACGGCGGATCGGTCAGCCACATGTCCACAAGCTGGCCGTCGCAAAGGCGCTGAAGATGATCAATGCTGGTGCTATCCCCGCACATCAGCCGATGCCGCCCCAGCACCCACACATCGCCCTCAACGGTCACGGGAACCGCAGGCACTTCCGGCACCGCGTCCTCGTCGGTCAGGCCCTCGGTCTCCTCAGCCAGGAAGTTGCCGATCTCGTCGGGGTTGAAGCCGGTCAAGCTCAGGTCAAACCCCTGTGCATCCAAGTCCTGCAATTCGATCTTCAGCATGTCGTTGTCCCAGCCGGCATCCAGCGCAAGGCGGTTGTCTGCGATGACATAGGCGCGCTTTTGCGCTTCGGTTAGGTGCGCGGCCTCAATGACGGGCAGCGAGGCAAGGCCCAGCTTCTGGGCTGCCATGACGCGCCCGTGGCCTGCGACGATGCCGTTCTGGCCGTCCACGATGATGGGGTTTAGGAAGCCAAACTCGCGGATGCTGGCGGCGATCTTGTCAACCTGCTGCGGCGAATGCGTGCGGCTGTTTCGGGCGTAGGGGATCAGGTCTGCCACTGAGGCGGTTTTATAGTTCGGAAATTCTTTGTTCGCCGTCATGTTTTCCACCTCATCTCGGACAGAGCGGCCCGGTCGCTGGGCGCAGTTTAGCGCTTCACCGCCAAATATGCAAACTGTCCTACGCCCTCGCGCTTGCAGAACAGGAAGACCAGCTTGTCGGTCTCGGCTCTGGCAGCCGCGTGGCGATGGATGCCGCCGCAAGTCTGGCCGACATGGTAGACGATGCGGTCGCCCTTCTGTGCCTCGGCCAGCGCGGTGTACAGGGCATCCGGCTTGGTGTCTCCCGTGATGTAGATGGTGGTCATTTGCCCCTCCATGATGTTTGCACATTACGCACCAAGATACACAGACGCGATAACTTGTAACCCATTGGCCTGTAAGGCTTTTCTATAGATATTATATGTTTACACATATATATATACTTACTTATTTCTCTCCCATAGGGGCTATAGGTGGTCTCTCTGGCTGAGATATTATGACTGATATAGGTGTAAACATCGCAAAGTTTAAACTTGCCGTTTTTGACAGCCTTATCAATGGCTTGCAAGTTATCAGGCATGTGTAAAATCGTGTGTAACATCACGCCACCACCCAAACATCTGGTATTTTCCCCTTCCAAGCCTTCTTGCCAGCTTCGCGGCGGATCATGCCTGCGCTCACCATTTTGTTAAGGATCGGCTCAAGCGCCTCGGGCTTCATCCTCATGCGGTTTGCCAGAACCTTGGTCGATGCGCCCTTGTCCGGGTCGATGTAATTGATGACCCGCGCGGCGATTGCTTCCTCTGGGCGGTCCTTGGAGTTGTCGTTGGCAAAGACAAGCTTGATCTTGGCGTCCAGTTCAGCGCGGACATAGGCGAAGGCCCAGCGCACATGCTCGGCGGTTCTTTGAGCTGTTGGGATGGCCAATATGAAGCTAATCTTTGCGACCAACTCATAGGCGCGGCGGATCATGGCAACGGATGCTTCGCCGGTGTTCTCGCCCATCTCCTCGGCATAAGCGTGCAGCCACTTGGACACCTTGCGGAGCATTTCGCTGGCATCATCGTCAGTCTTGACGGGTTCGCGGTCGCCGGAATATTCCACCCGCCCGCCGCTGTTCATCACGTCAAAGTTACCGCCGTGGAAAATCTGGGCCAGCCTCATGGCAAGGTTTTCTGGCATCGGGCGCTTGCGAAAGTTCTCTCTTTCTTCTGGATTGTTGTC